AGCGTGTCGAGAAGGATGGGCCAATGATATGAAACAATGGAGAAAATGGCTAAATAAATCAGATAATAAAGTCTTTAGAACATGGCAAGGTAAACTATGACATATGCAGAATTAAAATCTAACATTGCAAACTTTTTAAATCGCTCTGATTTAACAGATGTAATTGACACATTTATTGATAGCACAGAATCAGAATTTAACCGCAGATTAAGGGTTAAAGGCATGATAAAACGTGCCACTGCAACATTAGACTCACAATACATATCAGTACCAACTGATTGGTTAGAGGCTATAAACATACAAATTGATAGTGGTGATTTCTCACCTTTGTTTCAACAATCTATAGAATCACTAGATGTCTACAGAAAATCAAACGATAACGTCACAGGTCAACCTATTTACTTTGCATTGGTAGATGATTCAATTGAATTTGCACCTACCCCAGACGGAAGTTATACAGTACAATTAACCTACTACAGCAAGATAGATGCGTTAAGCGATTCTAATACTAGCAATTTTTTATCCACAGGATATCCAGATGCTTATCTTTATGGATCACTAAAACACGCTTCTATTTACTTAATGGAAGATGAACGAGTGCCACTATTTACAGCACAGTTCGAGAAAGCTTTAGAAGAAATGAGACTAGAGCAAGAAAAAGCTGAGTTTGCTAAAGGTTCTTTAATGCAAAGAAGAAGAACATATGGCAAACGCAGAAAAGATATTTATTATTTTGGTAATAACTAGGAGTACAAAACATGGCTGGATTTAGCGATTATTTAGAAGACAAAGTGCTTGACCATGTATTTGGCGGCACTGCTTATACAGCACCTACAACATTGTATGTTGCTTTATATACAGTAGCACCTACTGATACTGGTGGCGGTACTGAAGTAAGCGGTGGAGCTTATGCAAGACAAACCGCAGCTTTTACTGTTTCAGGAACAAATCCAACAACAGCAACAAACTCTGCTGCAATTGAATACCCAACAGCTACAGCCGATTACGGAACTGTAGTTGCAGTTGGCATCTTTGATGCCCTATCATCAGGAAACTTATTAGCATATGCAAACTTAACTGCATCAAAAGTTGTTAGTACAGGAGACGTGTTCAGATTCAATGCTGGTGATTTAGACATAACATTAGCTTAACATCATGGCCAGCATAGGCTACAACAAAGGCTACTACTCAAGATCAAGGTACAACGATCTTGCTATACAAGCCGAAGCAACCATTCAAGGCGTTTCAGGAGCTACTGCTACTGGAACACAAATAGATAGAACCACAGCAGTTATACAAGCTGTTTCTGGGTTTACTGCTACTGGTACACAAATTGATAAAGGAACAACAGTTATTGCTGCTGTTTCTAATGTAATTGCAGCAGGTAGAAAAACTCATGGTGGTTCTGCAACAATAGCAGCAGTATCAGACTTAAACGCACAAGGATTTGTAATACTTGATGGAGTTGCAACGATTGCAGGAACATCAGACTTTGATGCAACAGGTAGGGCAACATTTGGCGGAGCATCAACCATAAATCAAACCAGTAGTCTTGTCGCTATCGGTGGTTTAAAATGGGAAGATATAATTGTTCCAGGCGAAACATGGACAGATCAAAATGTTGCAGGTGCAACATGGACAGATCAAACAAACCCATCAACAAATTGGACTGTATTAGATAAACAAGAGGCAGCTTAGATGGCAGATACATACACAACTAATCTAAATTTAACTAAACCAGAGCCAGGTGAAGCAGAAGATACTTGGGGTATTTCCCTCAATGCAGACCTTGATACTCTTGATGCAATTTTTAAATCAGATGGCACAGGCTCAAGCATAGGTTTAAATGTAGGATCTGGAAAAACTTTAGCGGTAGCTGGAACATTAAATGTTACTGGTACTTTAAGCGGAGTTAGTACAAGTTCTATAACAGAGGGGTCTAACCTCTATTACACAGATGCAAAATTTGATACAAGACTTGCAACAAAAGATAGCGATAATATTTCAGAGGGATCAAATAACCTCTATTTTACCAATGCTAGAGCAAGATCTGCTGTTAGTGCATCTGGTGATTTAGCTTACAACTCAAGCACTGGCGTATTCTCATTTACTGAAAGAACTGATGCAGAAGTACAGGGCCTAATTACTGGTGGTACTGGCGTTACAGTTAGCAGTGGTCAAGTCTCTATAGGTCAAGCTGTAGCTACTTCTGATTCACCTACTTTTGCCAACATGACTTTAAGTGGCACTGACTCAATTAAGATTTCTAGTGGTACAACTGCTCAAAGAAATGGAACTCCAGTTGCAGGTATGTTCAGATACAATACAACCACTGGTGAGTTTGAAGGCTACACCAATGAGTGGGGTGCTATTGGCGGTGGCGGTGGATCATTCACCACAGATATTTTTGCTGGTGATGGTTCTGATACAACCTTTACAGTCACATCAAGCGTTGGTAATGAGAACGATCTTATGGTTTTCATTGATGGTGTATTCCAAGCACAAGACTCTTACAGCGTTTCAGGTACAACCTTAACTTTCTCAACTGCTCCTGCAAATGGCAGAGTTATTACTGTTTATCATGCTAAAGCTGTTTCAATTGGAACTCCATCAGATAATTCAGTTGGCATCACTCAACTTAATGTAAGCGATGGTACTAATGGTCAAGTGCTTACCACTAATGGAAGTGGTACTTTATCTTTTGCCGATGGTGGCGTTGCTGGAATTACATCTTCTGCTGATGCTACAGCTATAACCATAGATAGTTCAGAGAATGTAGGGATTGGGGTAAGTCCATCATACAAACTACATTTAAGAGGTTCGCAAAACAGTGATGTGCTATATATTGATGATGGTTCTCAAGATGGTCACAGGCAGTTAGAGTTTTCATCATCTTCCAATGGTCAAATTTGGACTGTAAATTCACAAGGGGATTCTGGTGGTGTATTAGGTGTTTTGGCTTTTGCAACAAAAGGCACAGAACGTATGAGGATAGATAGTGCTGGAAATGTTGGAATTGGATGCAGTCCTGCTGCTCCACTTGAAGTTAATCTTGCAACCGATTTTAATTGGCGTTTACTTGAAGGAGGTTCGCAAGCAAGATTAATGGCTATTAGCGATAATGGAGCATCTTATAAAGACATAGGGATATTGGGTCATAACACTGTTTTTTATCAGCAAGGCACAGAAAGTGCAAGAATTGATAGTGCTGGACGATTGCTTAGTGGAACAACCTCTGCAATTCAAATTGAGAGATTAGGTATTCAATTTAATGGTGGTAATTCTATTGGAATAGCTTTAAAAACTACAGCAGCCGATGGTTACTTACAAAGATTTTTTGATAGTGGTGGAACAAACCAAGGTAATATTTATCTTGCAACAAATGGCACTGTTTCTTTTAACAACCTTTCAGATTATAGGGTTAAAGAAAATGTAGTCACTGACTGGGATGCAACCACTAGGCTTAAACAATTAAAGCCATCAAGATTTAATTTTATTGCAGACAGCACAAATACTACAGTAGATGGCTTTTTAGCTCACGAAGTTGAAGACATAGTGCCAGAAGCTATCACTGGAACTAAAGATGCCACAGAAGAACTTACAAATGTAGTAATTAATAATGTTGGTAATGTCATTGCAAGAGACATAGAAGAAGATGATTGGATAGCAGGTAAAGAAGATGAAACTTATCCATCTGATTCAACATGGGAAGCTTCTCATACAGCAAATGTTTATCAAGGCATAGACCAAGCAAAACTTGTTCCACTCTTAACCAAAGCATTGCAAGAAGCATTAACAAAAATTGAACAACTAGAATCAAGAATAGAAACACTAGAGGGATAAATGGCAAATACAAAGATACCAAGTGAACTTATAGCAGATAACTCTGTAGGAATAGCAGCTCTAAATGTAAGCGATGGCTCTGATGGGCAGGCATTAACTACCAATGGTGCAGGCACTTTAAGTTTTTCAACAATAAGCAGTGGTGCTACAAGTCTTAATGGACTATCAGATTGCAAAACTTTTGGTACTTCATCTTTGTTAGTTGGTGACTCAGACACAGGCACGATTGATGCAGCTAATTACAACACTGGTTTAGGTGTTGGTGTTTTTAATGCTTTAACAAGTGGTGATGAAAATGTAATGATTGGTTTTGCAGCAGGTCAAACTTTAACAACAGGAAGCCACAATATTGGCATAGGTGTAAATGCTGTAGACGATGTAAGCACAGGAAGTTTTAATGTAGGTATAGGTACACATGCTGTAGGCTCAACCACAACTGCTTCTGAAAATGTAGGTATTGGTTACTCAGCTTTATTTGCAAACACCACAGGTGCAGAAAACACTGCTGTAGGTGCTTCAGCTCTATCAGCCAATACCACTGCAGGAAATAACACAGCAGTTGGTCGTATGGCATTACGAGACAATACTACAGGTGATAATAATACTGCTTTGGGACATCAAGCAATGATTGCAAATACCACAGGCGTTAAGAATACATCAGTTGGTAAGGGTTCTTTGTCAGCAAACACAACAGGTCATACAAATACAGCAGTTGGTTATTTTGCACTCACAGCAAATACCACAGGTGCAATAAATACTGCAATAGGTAATGAAGCTTTAGACACCAACACAACAGGTAATTACAATACAGCTTTAGGTTATGCAGCACTGTATGCCAACACCACAGCATCCTATAACACAGCAGTTGGCTCAAATGCTTTAGATGCTAATTCAACAGGAGCTGAAAATGTAGCCATAGGTGTAAATGCAATTGGCTCTAATACTACAGGCTCAGATAATGTTGGAATAGGCTCTAATTCTTTAGCTAATAATACCACTGCTGTAAATAATGTAGCAGTTGGAAGAAGTGCTTTGTATGCAAGTACCACAGGTGCTAGTAACACTGCGATAGGGTATGGAGCATTGATAGCTAATACGACAGCTAATAATAATACAGGTGTTGGAGCAGATTGTTTAGCAGCAAATACTTCTGGAACAGGCAATACTGCTGTGGGAGCAGATGCAGGTAAAAATATAACCACAGGCTCAGAAAATGTTGAAATAGGAATTGGTGCAAGATATATAACCACAGGAAATTATCATACTATTGTGGGTGCATATTCTAGTCCTGCAAATACAAGCACTAATAGTGAGGTTGTTATTGGCAGAAATGTTTTAGGGGTTGGTCAAGGTTATGCAACTTTTGGTTCAAGTTCTAGTAGAACTTATGTTTCTATGGGTTCAACAACTTGGGGTTCTACTTCAGACGAAAGACTTAAAACCAACATTGTAGATGAGCCAGTGGGTTTAGATTTTATAAATGATTTAAGACCAGTCAAATTCAATTGGAAAAAGAAAAAGGATGTAGATTCAACCTTGTTTCCTAATATACATGAAGCTGATTCAGAGGACAGGGTTCAAGATACTGGTGATGGTATAGATATGCATGGTTTTATTGCACAAGAATTAGAAGCCACTGTAGCAAACTATTCAGACTTAGGCGATTTAGGACACCAAATATATAAAGAAACTGACGATGGAATTTACACTGCTGCACCAACAGCATTGCTACCAATGCTTGTAAAAGCTATACAAGAACTTTCAGCAGAAGTTGAAACACTTAAATCACAACTAGGAGAATAAAATGAAAACAGTATCAGAAGTACTAACAGCAGCAACCGATAGCGTTGATTTAATTAATGCAATTGATAATGGTTCACATGATGTAGAGGGCGTGGAGCAAACAGAGATAAATGACACGGTACAAAGAAATGTAGACCATCTTGAACTTATCTTGGCTTACACAGACCCAGATGTAGCAGGTGACTCATCAGATAAGTCTAGCTACACAGATGCGATTGCTACTGGTAAGGATTACATTTCTAACAATTCTTGAAATAATTATCCTGATAGAGGTTATTAGCTTTATAATTAATAGAAAGAAACTAGAGTGGATTGATTAAATTAAGTCCAAATTAACAAAATAGAATATTATGGCAGACACATATACAACAAACTTAAATTTAACAAAACCAGAGGTAGGTGCATCTACCAATACCTGGGGAACAAAAATAAATACTGACCTCGATACAGTAGATGGATTATTTAGTTCCACTGGTACTTCGGTGGCCATGAACTTAGACGGAGCAGTCATTGATAGTTCTGTCATTGGTGGCACTACTCCTGCTGCTGGATCATTCACAACACTAACAGCAAGCACATCTATTACAGGTAATGTTACTGGTAATTTAACAGGTAATGTTACAGGCAATGTCACTGGTGATTTAACAGGCAGCGTCACGGGTAATGTCACAGGTAATGTCACAGGAACAGTTTTAACAGCAGCACAACCTAACATTACAAGCGTTGGTACGCTGACAGGATTTACTTCGGGTGGTATTGATGATAATTCTACAAGCACAATGATTACCTTAACAAATGGATATCAAGTGTTTTTAACAGATTCTTCTAGTAGCTCTCAAGAAGTTAACATAGGCACATCTAGCACTTTGGGTGGCAAGTTAAGTGTTCAAAGTGTTAACAACGAAGCTGCATACTTTCACAATAATGGTGGTAGTGGCGGAACTGGTAATGCGGTAGCTGCATTTAAAGTAACCAATTGGAATATTAACGATGCTTATGTGCAGACATTTTACAATTCTAGTGGCACATTGGCAGGTAGTATTTCTCTACCAACTGGATCATCAACCACAACAGCATTTAACACATCCTCAGACTACAGGCTAAAACAAAATGTAGACTATACATGGGATGCAACCTCAAGACTAAAACAACTCAAGCCAGCAAGGTTTAGCTGGATATCTGATGATGACAACACATTGGTTGATGGCTTTATTGCACATGAGGTTTCAGACATAGTTCCCGAGGCCATTACTGGTACAAAAGATGCAGTCGATGATGATGGTAATCCTGAATATCAGGGCATAGATCAAGCCAAGCTTGTGCCATTATTGGTCAAAACCATACAAGAACTAGAAGCAAGAATTACAGCCTTAGAAAGCTAAATGGCATTATTTCCAATAACACCCCCAGCAGGCATAGTCAAAAATGGAACTGACTATGGCAACAAAGGTCGTTGGGTCGATGGAAATTTAGTTCGCTTTGAAAATGGCTACCTTAAACCTATAGGTGGCTGGACAAAACTAAGACAAACAGCCTTAGATGGATCACCTATTGGAATGTATGCTTACAACGATAACTTAGGTGAGCCTATATTAGCGGTTGGTACAACAGAAAAGGTTTATGTTTTATACGACAACACCTGGACTGATATTACACCATCGGGTTTTGTTAATGATGGAGATGCCGATCCTCTTGGTTATGGTGCATATCATTTTGGCGTAGAAGACTATGGTGATGCTCGTTCACAATCAAGCTTACCTTTAGATACAGGTCATTTTTCTTTCGATAACTGGGGCGAACATTTAATCTTTTGTTTCTCTGGTGATGGCAAGATTTATAAATGGCGACCCAATTCAGGCGGTACAGCCGATACTATAGGAACAGTCGTGACTAATGCACCTACAGGGTGTCAATCAATTATCGTGACCAACGAAAGACATTTGGTTGCTATTGGTTCGGGCGGAGATCCAAGAAAAATCTCATGGTCAGATAGAGAAGACAATACCAACTGGACATCTAAAGCTACTAACACCGCAGGTGATTTGCAAATACCTACAGGTGGTAGAGCAATCATGGCAGCTTCATTTGGCAATGATATTATTATCTTTAGCGATACAGGTATCAGTAGAATGTTCTATGCAGGCTCACCTTTTGTTTATGGTATTGCTGATGCTGGAACTAACTGTAAAGCAGTCAGTAGAAGATCTATTGTTTCTACTGGTAATTTTCTAGCATGGATGGGTGAAAATTCTTTCTTTATTTATGATGGCACTGTAAGAGAAATACAATGTGAAGTGCATGATTATGTTTACGATTTACTTAATTTGCCAGGGAGAAAAGCTTGTTGGGGTGGACACAATTCTAGCTTTAATGAAATATGGTGGGGATTCCCAAGCGGTGAACTACAATACGCACCAAACAAATATGTGATTTGGAATTATGGTGAAAATGTTTGGTCTGTTGGTGAACTAGATAGAGGTTGTTGGGTTGACCAAGGTGTCTTTGATTTTCCAACTTCAGCAGATAACTCCGGGTTTATCTATCAGCATGAATCAACTGTATTGGGTAACTCACCTAATTTAGGCGATGCTGTTCCATATGCGACCTCTGGGCCGATTGAAATAGGCAATGGTGACAATTATGTCCAATGCAATCAAATACTTCCAGACGAAGAGGCTAATACACTTCCAGGTGTCACCCTTAGTTTCAAAGGTAAATTTACTCCATTAGGCCCTGAAACGGACTTTGGATCATTTACTTTTGAAAGTGATGGTTATACCGATGCTAGGTTTACTGCAAGACAAGTCTCAATGACAGTCACAGGCAGTACCACACAAGATTTTCAAGTAGGAAAGATTAGATTAGATGTACGTAACAGAGGTAGAAGATAATGGATTTATCCTCACAAAGACAGTACATACAAAGAGCAATCAATGTTAAATATTCTTTTACAGCTACCACGCAGCAAACTATCTATACAGCACCTAGCGGCGGTGACTTTGATTTTGCGATTATTAAAGATTTCATAGCTTGTGACCATGGTAATCAACAAACCAACTTAGATGTATCAATTACCGATACCAGTTCTAATGAGTTTTTTCTTTATAAACAACACAATATAACTGCATACGCTACAGATGAATTGGTACTTGGTTCAGGAATAATTATTCAACAAGGTGAAATAATAAAAGCACAAGTAAATCATGCAAACATTGATTTGATTTTAAGTATTATTGAATATGGAAAAGGCGATTAGATAATGAAATTTAATCATAAAATGTTTACAATAAAGGATATTTAAGAGGTTTATATTATGGCATTACCATGGGGCGCAATAATTTCAGGAGGAGCGGCTTTGCTTGGCGCAAGTGGCGGTGGCGGCTCTAAACAAACATCATCTACGCAAGTCGATCCTGCACAAATGGCTATGTACGAAGATCTTTATGGCAGAGCCAAAGGTATTGCGCAACAGCCATTCGTTCCATACACAGGATCAAGAATTGCTGGATTTAACCCAGATCAGCTTAGACAATTTCAAGCCACTCGCGGTTTATTTGAAAGTGGTATGCAATATGATCCATTGGCTGGATTGCAAGAATTAGCACAAGCTCCAACTCCAACCATTCAACCAGTAACAGGATTTCAAGCACCAACCATACAAGGTTTGCAAGGTCCTCAACCTGAACAGATTGGTGGCGTTTCAACCCCGCAGTTTAGAGGCTTATTAGGAGCTGATATTGGCGCCTATCAATCACCTTTTCAACAACAAGTCATCGAGCAATCTATGGCTGACATCCAAAGACAGGCTGATATTTCTAGGGGTCAAGCACAATCCCGAGCAATCGGTGCTGGTGCTTTTGGTGGCTCAAGATCTGCTTTATTGGAGGGCGAATCACAAAGACCATTTATAGAACAAATGGCTAGAACATCTGCTGGATTAAGACAGGCAGGATTTGAACAAGCACAACAAGCTGCATTATCCGACTTAGCAAGACAACAACAACTTGGTATTTTTGGCGCAGGTCAAGAACAACAACGCGCATTAGAACAAGCAAGATTGGGCCAACAAGCTGGATTAACAGGCTTTGAAGCACAACAACAAAGAGCCATGCGACAAGCAGAATTAGGCCAACAAGCAGGTCTTGCTGGTCAAGATATTCAAGCAAGAATGGCTATGATGCAACCAGAATTAGAGCTACGCGCAAGACAACAACAAGCAGGATTGCTTGGGGGCGTAGGTTCAATACAGCAACAAAGATTGGGTCAGCTTGGTCAAATTGGTTTACAACAACAAAGATTGCAACAAGGCGCGTTGGATGTTCCTTATCAAGAGTTCCAAAGAGCTTTGGGATATGCTCCGCAACAATTTGGTTTATTAAAGCAAGCTGTGTTTGGGCAACCAGAAAATGTTACTAGAACCGACAGAACTAGCCCGTCTGTGCTTGATAGATTAAGTGGCGGATTGGATTTATATAGCACTTTATCTGGATTAATTTAAATCATGGCAGTAAACGATTTATCAAAAGTATTCGGCATCCCATCTCCAACAGAAACATTGGATTTAACGCCGCAATTTCAAACCTCTCCAAAAACAGGCACTCTAGGTTTAGAGCAACCAAGTACATTAACAAGAGTTGGTAGCAGATTATCTAATAACCTAGCTAGAATGGGCGGTTATGATCCCATGCAACTAAGCAATGCTGAAGAAAGAAGACAAGCTAGAATGGCTGGATTGCAAGAGCTGTCTTATAGACTATCACAGACATCTGCTAAATTATCTGGTGATCCAGCAAGGATGCAGATAGCGCAACAGCAAGAGGCTGCGAGACAGCCAAAAGCTGTAAAACCGCCAGTTAGTTATCAAGAATATGCATTGACTGATTCAACACCGACTCCTCAAGAGTACGCGGAATGGATGTTAGAAAAAGAAACATCAAAAGCTACAAAAATTGACCTTGGCACAGACAAAGGTTTTGCAGCGTTGGGCGTTAAAAAATATGAAGAAAGATCTGACTTAGCATCATCAGCACAAGCCTCTAATATAAATTTAGATAATTTAGAAAATTTGCTAGACCAAGGTGTTGAAACTGGTTTTGGATCTGAAATTGGTTTAACTTTAAATAGAATTGGTCAGCGTTTAGTTGGCCCAGATTACAAGGCTGGTAAAATTGCTGGAGCAGAGTCATTTCTTGCTGGAACGAATCAATTAATTCTCCCTTTGGTTAAACTGCTTGGTGTAAACCCAACAGATAAAGATTTAGACTTTGTTGTAAAAGGAGCGCCAGAGCTAGGAAAATCTGTTGAAGGTAATAAATTAATGTTAAAGGCATTAAAAATTTCTAACGCAAGAGCTATAGATCAACATAATTTTGATAATGCATTTTATGTAAATCCTGAAAATGCAGGAAAAACAGAAATAGATAGAAACATAGCTTTTCAAATACATATGGCAGAAAATCCACAAATTTATAGTTCTGCTCCTTTAATAGAGGAATATAATAATTTATTAGAAAGAGAGGCTATACAAAAATTAAATGACGAAGATTTTGTTAGCACAGAAAATTTAGATTTGCCAGACGCATTTAAACCATGAAGCCAGGAGATATAATAGATACAGCAGTTGGTCCTCGTCTATATATGGGCGGAGATACAACTGATGAAGCCAGCTATAAAAAACCAATTACATCTGGATTAACCGCAGCTGGTTTACAAGGCGCTACCTTTAGATGGGTGGATGAAGTTGTTGGGACTGCTAGAGGAATACTTCCAGGCGGAGTAACGCCAGCACAGGGTAGAGAGTTAGAAAGAAGGTCTTTTGAAAAAGTGCAAAAAGAACAGCCGCTTGCCGCTGTTGGGGCAGAAATTGCTGGAGCAGCACTTCCGTCTCTATTAACTTTAGGCGCTACAACTCCAGTTTCGGCTACTACAATTGGAGCTGCTGGTTTAAGAGCGATCCCCGCTGGTTTAGCATATGGAGCTGGTGGCGCTGAAGGAATAACAGAAAGAATTGGGCCAGCTGTAACAACTGGCGCTGTTTCGGGTCTTGGCGGTAGTCTTTTGCAGGTAGCTGCAAGACCTATAGCAAAAATAGGCAAAGAAATTAAAGCATCATTTGAAAAACCAGAAAAGATAGGCAAAAAAGCTGCTCAAAAATTGGTTAAAGAGGCTTTAGATTACGATAAAACAAACATCAACAGCGCTATTCAATTCATCAACAATAGATCTGGAAAACAATATGCTTTAGCTGATATAGGTCCTAACACTAGAGCTTATTTAGATGCAGTCAATGTTTTGCCTGGCAAAGGAAAAAAAGAAGCTCAAGAATTTTTAAAAAAAAGAAATGAAGGAATGTTGAGCAGGATTACTGGAGACTTGCAAGAGGCTTTTGGATCAAAAGCATCATATTTTGAAACTTATAAAGCATTAGAATCTGCAAGATCTGCAAATGGAAAAATTTTATATGCCAAAGCCATGGAAAAAAAGATTCCTGTTACTGAAGAATTGGTAGATATATTAAAAAGACCTAGCGCTCAAAATGCTTTTAAAAAGGCTTATGTTTTAGCGGCAGAAGATGGTGTTAATCTTCCAAGAATTAATTTAAAAAATGGAAAAATGTTTACAAGCAAGGGTAATCCTGTAAAAGCCATAGATACCAAATTGTTACACTGGATGAAGTTAAGTTTAGATGATGCTATTTACACAGGAAGAGCGCCAACTAACATTGGGGGAGTTGGCTCAACGCAATTAAACTTACAAAAATCTACTAAGAATAATTTTTTAGATTATATGGATAAAAATAATAAAACATATAAAAGAGCTAGGGATGAATGGTCTGAAAAAGCAGCCATAATGGATAAATTAGAGCTTGGAAGAAAGTTTGATGCTCCAGGTCAAAATATTGAAGAAATAGCCGAAGAAATAGCCTCAATGTCTAAATCTGAATTAGAGGCATTTAGAAATGGAGTCCTTAATAACATTACTGAAAAAATGGAAAAGTCAGTAGCTATCGGTGGAAGAGGAGCAAATTTAGCTTTTAATATTATAAAAACTCCAAGAAGCAGAAAATTATTAAGAAGTACATTTGAGCCAGGCAAAAGTGGAGAACAAAAATTTAATAAATTTATATCAAATCTGACAGATGAGATAGAGTTAAAAGATACTTCTAATTTGATTGTTGGAAACAGTGCTACAGCTGGTAGAACACAAGCGGTTAAAACAGTTACGGGACTGGTTCAACCATCTGATTTTCAAAATTTAAGTCCAGTTGGTTTAATATATAGTATGTTAAAAGCCGACAATCCTCAGCTGCAAGAAAGAGCGGCAACAGCAGCAGCAAACGAGCTATCAAGAATATTAATAGAAACAAATCCAGTAGCTTTAAAAAATATAGCAAGAGAGCTGTCAGATAAAAAAACATTTGCTGGTATTTTAAAAAACTACATACCCAAAGGGTTTGAGAATATTGCAAGAACACCAATTAGCCCACAAGTATTAGCCGCTGAATCTAATATTGTTGCTGGAAGTGGCGCTCCTCTTGATGTGTTACAAGTTCCTAGTATGGAAAATCTTTTAGAAAAGATGAATAAACAACAATAACCCATGCCCCTTGCAACAGAACGAGTTGGTCGTTTTGGTGAATATCTCACAGCAGCAATCCTTTCTCAAGTTTCTGACACAGTAACCATCGTTCCACACAACGCATCCGCAGACATCATCTTTGAACACAACCTAAAGCTGTATAAGTGCCAGGTCAAAACCCAATCACAAATAGAAGAACGCAGAGGCAACTGGCGGTTTGATATGCGTAAAGGTCAACACGCAAAAAACAGACAATATAAAAATAACGAAATAGATGTGTTTGCTTTTGTGGCAGTACCGCACAAAAACGTGGTGTTTTCTAAACCTTTAGACCAAGCTCAATTAACCATCATTGATGAACACATGAAGAACAATGATGCTGTTAAAAACATCAAAGACATATTGAAAAATCTTAGTTAGATATTATCAATATCAAATACAACCTCTTGATCCTTGTAATGCTTAACGGAGTGTATTCCTACTTGCAGGAAATACTCCGCTAATGCTTGAGGATCTTTGTTTTCCAACCCAGCTACATCTATCAAAGAACGCGCAATGTGTCTGTTTACATAAACAGGCGTATTGTTGTTCCTCTCATTTAAAACTGGATCTTCAAAATCAAACAAGTTCATTGCTTTACTCCTAGACCTTTACCTCTTTGGTATATTGGCCTAATTTGTTACCCTCTCCGTCTACACCATGTACAAGCTGTAGTTCAAGGTCAATGTAATGCTTGGCTTTAAGTAAGTCTTCAACCTTATCAACCTTATCTCTGGTAATAAGTTTCAACACATTACCCATTGACCATGACAATCCATTTGCGTAAATATACTCAATGGGTTGTATGCCATTGCCTTTATAATGATTGCCACCTACCTGGTTATTGATCGCAAGCATATCAATTGCTTGATCCCATTCCTCTGGGGTTACATTATCTATACTCATATTCTTCTCCTTTTTTATAAATATATTTGCATATCATATAACTTTAGTGTAAATTTAACAACATTCAAATACAAAAAGGGAGTATTAGGAAATGACAGACACCGATAAAGTCTTTATAGACACTAAGCAACTAGCTAAAAGGTGGGGCAAAAATCCACACGCGCTATCAAATTTAAGGCGCAAAGGCGGAGGCCCTAACTATTATAAGATTGGCGGTAAAATTCTTTATGATCTATCAGAGATCAAGCAATTAGAAGAAAGCTCATACGTTTCCAATGGCTCACGCAATATTTAGCCCCTCATCCTCAGATCGCTGGTTTAAATGCCCAGCGAGCGCGTACCTAAACTATTCAGCAGAATACAAGGTAGGCATCCCTGCGGCTACAGGAACGCTTATACATGAGATGTGCGAGATGCTATTAAAAGGCAGGCTCAAGGACATGACATTGCGTGACTATTGGTTAGGTAAAGTCCAGGTGGTTGAAGACTTTGAGATAGAGGTTGATGAGGATATGATTGCGTGCGCGGAGACTTATGTAGAGTACATACATAAAAGAAAAGAAGAACTTAACGCCAAGATGTTGATAGAAGAAAAAGTCTACATGGATGAGATATCAACAAAGTGTTTTGGTACTGCTGACACAATATTAATTGGTGAAGATCGCATCGCTGTTATAGATTTAAAGTCTGGTAAGTGGGGTGTCGATGTCGAAAGGAATAAGCAGTTAATGATTTATGGTCTGGGTGCGCTCGCGCGGTATGGGGATGAGAATACCACCATGGAGCTGAGCATTGTACAACCACGCGGTTGGCATAAGGATGGCCCTATAAGAACATACGAGATTTCAGCTACCAATCTGGTTGATTGGGGCTACAACGATTTGAAACAAGCAACGGATGCTTGTGACGAAGAAAACCCACAATATGTTGCGGGAGATCATTGCAGATTTTGTAATGCCAAGGCAAATTGTGATACTTATAAAACTACTCTAGGAGAGAAATATGGTTGAAGAAACTAAAGAACTAACCTTTACCTTTAATGAGGATGGTAAAGAATATAAGGTAGATGATTTGTCTGAAGAGAACAAGATTCTATATAACAAAGTGACCCTTGTTAACCAACAAAGGCAAGAGGTCATTGCTAACGCTAACTTTGAAGTAGAGAAGTTAGAGATACTTGGCAAACATTACAGCAACGCTTTGAAAGAAGCTGTTGAGGGTGATGAATCTAAGGTTGAGGTGGCTAAATGAGTTTAGCTGCAATCCAAAAGAAAGGTAAAGTAAAACCACCAAGACTTATATGTTATGGCCCAGGCGGTATTGGTAAAACATCATTTGCTGCAAGCATGGATAAATGTGTAATCGTACAATCTGAAGATGGTATCGGTAAGATTGAGTGCGATCACTTTCCAGTAGCCAAAAGCTATGAAGAGTTTATGACTAACTTAAATTCTTTACTTACAGAAGATCACGAGTTTCGTGTTGCCTGTATTGATTCATTAGACTGGTTAGAAACTTTGTTATGGGATCATGTTTGTAATGAAAATGGCTGGGCGCAAATAGATACACCTGCATATGGTAAAGGCTATGTTGCAGCTCTTGATAAGTGGAAAGAGTATGTTGAGGTTCTTAACAAACTCAGAGATGAAAAGTCTATGACTGTAATACAGATTGCACACAATCAGATTCGCAGATATGAAGACCCATCTAATGATCCACATGATCGACATGAAATCAAACTACATCGTAAAGCTGCTGACTTGTTGGTAGAACATAGCGATGCAGTCTTTTTTGCCAACTATAAAGTTGGAACTGTACAAGTCAAAGGCAAGATGGGTATGACTACCAAGACTGTTGCTGGCGACAGAACTATTTTTACTGAGCAAGCACCTGGTTATATGGCCAAGAATAGATATGGCTTGCCCAGTGAGATGCCTTTTGAGTGGGCAACCATAAGAGAGGAAATGTTGAAATGAGCCGATTAGGAGAAGTTGAAAGAGTAAAGAGAACCTTAAAACTGTTTGATATGATCTTGAATAAACACATAGATTCTATCAATCCAGAGGACAACTCATTACCTCTTGACGGATTACATTGGCTTATTTCAATGCAGGCGGATTGTGAGGATTTAATCAAATACTTATCTGATTATGATTCTTACGATCCAGGTTAATTAATATATAGATATAAAGGGTATCAATATGGATTTAAAACAATATAAGAATGATGATTTCTCATTGGACATGGGTGAATCTACTATTAAACCAGGTGTGCATGAAATAAAAGTTGTTGAAGAAACAATTTTTGAGGGTACAGACAAAAACGGAGATGTTATTAAAGTAGAACTTAGCTTTATATTTCCCAAAGGTTCTGCATCTGTTAAAGAGTGGTACACAGTTAGTAGCGGAAATCCCAAAGCAGTTAATGTTGGTGTATCAAAACTTAATGGTTTGTTTGTTGCAGCTGGTCTACCTAAGTTTAGCGAAACTTGGAAAACAGACGGGATAATGGGCAAAAGCGTTATGTGCGATATAACCGAAATTGATAAAGATGGAAACAAGTACCTTAGAATTGATGATGATTATGGTAACAATTACAAACCTGTAACAGAAAGCAAAGCTGAGGTTAAAGCGCAGGAAACTGTAAGTGCGAAAGCAGATACAGACGCAATTCCATTTTAATCTAAAAAAAATGCGCCCAGCGTTATGTGGCTATTGTCGCATACCGACTGGGCCATTCCTGAAGATTGGAGAGAACACAATACATGGAGCTTGCTCTATGGAACATTTAAAACTATTACGCGAGGATAATAAGTTGAAAAGAATAGCAGTTGTGTGTGATGAAGGGATAGATTATGCAATCACACAGTCGAGAGAAACTTACTTAGATATATCAAAAAAGCGTGGCACATTTGTCATGCACGAGTGGGAAAGAACAGACAGAGAACTATTATTTGGTCGCGTGGTAAATGAATATATGACTTGGGCTAATGAACAAGCCCGTACTGGTCATATGGACAAGGTTATACGCGATGGATCTGACTAAATATAGGGTAATTACAAACAATCAAGATCATAATTTCCAGCAAGGAAATAATATCTATGATCTGCAAAACGAGATGAATAACCAAGGCTTGTATGTAAATCAATTAGATTTAACAGGCAAGGTTACGCGAGTTCCAGTCAAGTCTGCGCCTGGTGTTAGACCAGACAAAGGCAATGAGCGTAGCGGTTGGTATGTTATCAACGAGCTAGACGGAAATTATTTTGCAACTTTTGGTAACTGGCGAACTGGTGAACAACATAAGTGGTCAAGCATTAACACCAATCAACTATCTAACATTGATAGAGTCGCACTACAAAAAAGAATGGAGGAAGCTATTGAGCGGGCCGAAGTAGCGAAGAAAGTTAGGCATGATGAAGTAGCTAAAGAAGTAAAAGAAAGATATAAGAACTGTCAGCCCGTGATCTCGCATGAGTATCTAAATAGTAAAAATGTTAAAAGCTATGGATTGAAACAACTGAACGGAAGTTTAATTGTTCCTGTTATCTCAGCAGTAAGCGGAGAGGTGCGTAGTTTACAGTATATCGATAAGAAAGGACAGAAAAGATTTGTGAGCGCGAGCGAAATTAAAGGTAATGTTTTTCTTATTGGGTGCGAGCCATCAACATTAGCCACGCAAGAAAACTTAATTATTGTTGAGGGATACTCAACCGCAGCCACAGTTTATGAAAGTACGAAGATACCGACAGTTTGCGTATTTTCTGCGAACTTTACTCTGGAGGCTGTTACTAATATTAGGAAGATATCTCAGGCAAGATTATATATAGCCCTAGATAACGATGAGAACGGCGTAGGAGAGAGGAAAGCTAACGAGGTAGCATCTGCCATTCCTAACTGTTTCGTGCGCGTGCCGAGCGCGAGAGGAGACTATAACGATTTAGCTAAAACTCATGGATTAGATAGAGTTAGATTAGAAATACTTAATCAAGGTTTAGGTCTAACCAAACACCCCATTAGAAACCTAGTTAAAGAACCGCCGCCAAAAGTTTGGCTTGTGGATAAACTGTTAGAAATATCCAAGCCTGGTATCCTTGCCTCGATTGGTGGGGTAGGTAAATCCATGATGGCATTAGATTTAGCCATTAAAGTATCGCAAGGCTCTGGAATGTGGTTTGATCATCCCATACTCAAAGGCGGTAATGTGGTGATACTATCAGCCGAGGATGACTTGGTTGAAATCCATAGACGAATCAATGCTTTGGATAAAGGTAATAAAAGATTCGATGCACCTTACGATGTATTCACCCATACAATCCCCGATCAACCTGAACCTTTAATACTCATTAGAGATGATTCCAAAGGTTTACAAATCACCGATCAAGCTAGAGAACTCTTAGCTGAATTAGAAACCATACCGAATTTAGAACTGGTTATCATTGACCCAATCCAAGCCATGAGTGGAGCGCCGATTAGTTCATCTAATGAAGCTGCTCAACTTTACTGTCAACTTTGCGCCTCTATCTCCTCGCGCTTTAACTGTTGCACCCTAAGTATTCATCATATGTCAAAAGCGGCTCTCCAAGCTGATGACGATCCGATGAATGTGCGCAGTAAGATACGAGGCGCATCTTCTTTAGTCGATGGTCATAGGTTAGCAATAGCCTTGTGGTTAGCGAATGAAGAAGAAGCGGAGAGAATTTGTATTGATAATGGAGTGGACTATGAGCGGTTGCGCGTGGTGAAGGGTGCGGTGGTGAAAAGTAATTCATCCGAAGTCGATGTATCAATCAAGACATTGTTTAGAAAAGAGGCCGTGCTTGAGCCTTACAAAGAGAGCAACTTTAATTTTGGAGATTTTTAATATGATTAATTACCCGTGCGGATGGTTTGATGTAGAACAATTACCTGGAGGCAGTCGTGAATGTATTAAGTCTGTTTGATGGTATGTCTTGCGGAATGTTAGCCTTGGACAGGCTAGGCATTAAAGTCGATAAGTATTACGCAAGTGAGATTGATAAGTATGCCATGCAAGTGAGCGCGGCTAATTACCCAGAGATTATTCAAGTGGGTGATATTACCAAGTTAGATTTGTCTACTTTGCCAAAGATTGATTTGGTGATGGGTGGTTCACCATGTCAAGGATTTAGTTTTGCTGGTAAGCAGCTTGCATTCGATGATCCTCGATCCATGTTATTTTTTGAGTTTCACAAAGCTATCTCATATTTACAGCCGAAATATTTTTTACTAGAAAATGTGAAGATGAAAAAAGAATACTTGGATGTTATATCTGAATATATGGGCGTTGAACCTATCTTTATTAATAGCTCTTTAGTTTCCGCTCAATCAAGACAGAGATACTATTGGACTAACATTCCTAATGTTGAGCAACCTAAGGATAGAGGAGTTGTTCTGAAAGATGTTCTCGAAGATGGCTTCAATACCGAAAGAGATAAAAGTCATTGTCTGGATGCTAACTATTACAAAGGTTCAAGTGTTGAAAACTATTTAAAGAAAAGTAGAAGGCAAATGGTTTTTAAAGATTCTGGAAACAATGGCATGATTTTAGTGCCACAAAAGTTAGTTGACGATACTAATGACTTACCAGAAAAGTCGCAAACAATTAAATCGCAGTATTACAAATCATCTAAAGCAAACTTTGAAAGAAGTGGTACTTTTCACGCAACAGGAATACCGCAGAAGTTAGTTGATGTTAGGGCTATGACAGAAGTAAGAACACCTGAAGCCAATCAAATAAGATATGAGCATAAAAGAAAAACAGGAAAAGATTGGTCGCCCAGGCATATGAGACATTTGGTTGAAAGGCAAGATGAGAAAATGAACACCCTTACAAGCGCATTAACCAAACAACATATATTGCAAATAACCGAAGAACAAGAAGTCTATTGGCGCAAGCTAAAACCTATCGAATGTGAGCGCTTGCAAACAGTACCAGATAATTACACGAACCATGTATCAAATACAAGACGCTACCAAATGCTCGGAAATGGCTGGACTATAGAGGTCATAGCACACATTTTAAAGAACATGGAAATATGAGCGATGCAGTTAAAGGTGTGGTCTTCATTGATGATGCGATCAATCTAAGTCAAGATGAACTTAAAAAGAAGTTTAAAGAAGCGGTTGAGAGAAATGAAATCAATCACTTTGAAATACAAACGAGAGGTGAACAATGAAATGTTTTAATTGCAATGCCAATATGGAAGTAATAAAAGAAACAGATATTAGTTATTACAACTATTTATTTAATCTAAAACTTACTTTTGAATGTAAAGAATGTGGAGCGGTAGCCAATGCCTATCCACCCAAAGATGATAATCAAAAGGTGAGTCATGGCGGGTAAAGGTGATAAACCAAGAGATTTAGTCTATAGCCAAGAATATAGAGATAATTTTGATAAAATCTTTGGTAAGAAGAAACCAAATAAGGAGCAAAAAAATGAGACTGATTCTAAGCGAAAAAGATAAACATATTATTGTTACTGTCCTCGGTGATTACGCCACCGAGATAGATAGACAGGCCACCAAATCAAAAGAAGATTTAGATACTTATAAAAGAATTGAGAACATTATTAGTCAAGTAGCCTTTGGGTTTGACAAGGAGGAGAAAGAAGAATGAACCATGAAATGATGATGAAATTAGCCTTAATCGGCTTGTTATGTTGCTTGGTGGTATTGGTTAGCTTGTAGCAAAGCGCTACAATGCTTGTAGCATAACGCTACAACGACTGTAGCAAATCACTGCAACGACTATAGCATAACGCTACAAATATCCGTATATATATGAAATATATATATAGAGACAAAAACCCTTAAGGGGTTTTGTGTCTCTTCAAGAAAGAAAGGAGAAGTATGAGAGAAGAATTAAAAAATTCCTGGTGGGTGAGCGCGGGGAACATTGAGCGCGAGCGCGAGAGCGCACTCATATCCATCGAGTTCGATAAAACCTTTCGCGATTATTCTAAGTTAAAAAAAGAAATATGGAATCTCTATCGCACGCACGCGGGGCGAGAAGATTTATCGCCAGTAGCGAAGCTGTTACTTTGGAGCGTGTGCGAGCGGTATCGATGGCAAACCTGGAGTAGCCATGATGCCATTAGTTATTATTGCAAGATGATAGGGGTACATAGAACGAGCGCGAGTCGGGGGATGAGTGAGCTGTTAGAGAAAGAAGTTCTATGGTGTGTGCTAGAGGGTGAGCGCAAGCGGTTGAGGAAATCGCAAGCGGGTGGGAAGAAGCATTTTCTATTGGTTGGTCTAGGTGCGCACTTGCGCGAGCAGGTGGGGCGCGATAGCTAACTTGGGGAAGGAGAGTAAAGCTATCTTGTGTGCGCCCCGTTGATTGGTTACTGGTTAGGCTATTATATCCCCGTTTTTAAATATTTTTGCCATTTTTAGGCCTTGTTCCGAGATTAAAAGCCAGTTGCCGTTTTTGTCTTGGTGCGAGCGGGTGCGACAAGGATACTCTATTTCGCCTATTAATCCATAGTGTTCGCGCATGTGGTTGGTGTATTTGAATTGCGCTTGTGTGTATGACATTTTGTATGACATTATCTATTACCCCAATAATTAACGATTAGCCATAGCGCGAGGACTATGACTAACCAAATTAAAAAACCAATACCAAAGATGAAGCCGATTGTTTCAATCATTTAAACCTCTTGGCTTTCCATGGGTGAGATATGCCTACATCCACAATGCGGGCAATCATCATCTACTTGGCAATTCCAATAATCTTGCCAAGCGTATTCGCATTTTGGACATTCATAATAGTTCAGCCAAGTCATTGCTATTTGTTCATTCATTAGTGCTCTCCTTAATCTCTAATGTAAAACATCTTTGCCTTTCGTCTTCGCTGATTGTTTTTAGGTTTTTAGGTTTATTCTTATAAACATTTACATCATCAATAATCCCGTGAAACTCATCTATCACTACATATATTATGCTCATGATTCGCCCCCGCTATATGACTCCTGGATTATTACATCCCTTTTGCGCTTGTCGTCAAACTTCTGAATAATCTTGCCGCTTGGATGTTTCTCTAAAAAGAAGTCATCGCCAATGTTCCATGAAAGCGATGGGACGTTTTCCCTTTTGCTGTTTAGTAAGCGTTTAGCCTCTTCGATCATTTGTTTATGCTGTGTCACGATTCCCCCATTGGTAAATTTAAAAGTTTATCTATTCTATGCTCATCTAAAGATATAAAGCGTAAGATTTCCTCTTGCTGTCTGTGTGTGTAGCTGTCGAAGCCTTTTATATACTTTGCTGGATTGTCGAATAGATCGCGCAAGTATTTTATTATTTCGCGTCTAGCAAATTGTTTAGGCGTTAGATTATTTATTTTCATTATTGCTCTCCTCTTTTTTATAGGCACATACAACAAAGTTATATCCATCTGCATCTGTGTCTAGGTCTAGTAAGTCAGTTAAGACATCCAATACATTTACTTTGTGGCTCTCTGCAAAGTCCACGCCGAACCAAACACCCTTTGGCACTACAGTCCAGTTATTTTTTTCTAGTTCTTTTTTAGTTATCATTTTTCCCCTTGGTTTTATAAGTTTTTAAAATAGTTTTAACTTTGTTTACTAAGTCTTGGTAATTTTTAGCGCTGTATCCGTTAGCCTTGAATAGTTCCAAGGCTTGCGGATTGATTAGCGGGTTGTCATTGGTGTGCGCTAAAAACCAGTTAAGAAGCTCTAATTCTTGGCGGTTAATCTTAGGCTTGCTGAAGTTGTATCTTTTAATGCTCATGTTAAGCGTCCTCTATATCTATGGTTTCTGAATCTTCTAAATGTTCCCATTCAACAGAGTCATTAATAATTGCATCATCAAGTTTAGACTCTACATCTTCCCAACTTTCCGCGTAGATGTAGGTTTCTTCTTTGATAACCTTTTTTCTAATAACTCTAAATTCTATTAATGTGTCCGCGCTCATTAGATCACCTCCTTTTGTTTGGTAAAGGTTAAAGTTCCGCTAGGGTCTGAATAGGTAAGCGTTGCATCATCTTTAAGAAAATATAACTGGGCAATAAATTCATCATCTAAGCCCCAATCATCCGAGTTAATGAGCGTATAGAGAGAAACCTTTTCTTTTGGTACTTCTCCATAACCATCAACCCAATCAACTAGGTATATCTTGCGCTCTTGTCTGATTCTCTTTTTAAGTTCATCAGCTGAACCCTCAAAGCGTTTATTTCCAAAGTTAGTAATGATATTCATTAGATCACCTCCTTACAGAAGATTTCATCCTGTGGTATTTTTACAACATAACCGCCATCAAGCGCCCATTCATATAATCTGTCTCCGAGGATTTCTTTTAACCTTGGCATATCATCATTAATAATTTTATTCCAATATGTTGGGGTTGTTGTGTATCTGATACCCGCAAGATCAACCTCGGTTCTATCAAAACAAGTCCAACTATTTTTTGGAAATGTTTTAACTTCTTCCACTTCATCCCAACAAAAAAACCCGCCGAAGTAATATAATTTTTCTCCGTTGATTGTCTCCGCTTGGATGCTCTCAAGTTCGGCTAAGAATTCCTCATTTTCTTTTTGGTATTCTTTGCTCATGTCTTTTAATAAGCTTTTTTCATACTCAATAAAAGCATCTCTTGTTGCTTGGTTAAAGTAAGGGTTCGCCCATCCGTTCCAATATCTATTACTTGGGTCGTATGCGCCCTCAAAGGTTGGGAAATCCTCATAATCTGAGAATGTAAATTTTGCTTTAATAAGATTCATTACGCCACCTCTTCAAGTTTATTGACATACTCACAAACAATCTCTTCACCTATGATGTAGGTATACATATTTACAACTCTTTCAGCATTACTAAAATCAGTTGATACTTCGCCAAAGTTAGATTGCTCATACTCTCTAATATGCTCTATAACATCAAAAACTTGATCACCTAACCATTGCTTAGCTTGGTAAGTGCCTATGATGTAATAGTCAGTATTGAAAGCATGGTGATGAAGATCATCTTTATTCTCTTCTATCCATTCCGCATCTTGATCATTAATGAAATCATCAAAATATTCTTTTATCTCTTCTCTTTTATAATCCATTTTTACTCTCCTTTGTTAAATGGGTTGCTTATACCACGAATGCCCCAAAAAGACGGGGCGCTAAATCGTGGGGGGTTTTAGATCATGCTTTTATGGGGGTATTCAAAAATTAACCATTCATCGTGAGAAAATATTTTCTCATCTTCTAACATTTCTACAATATCAGATAATTCAATTTTAAATTTTGTTCTTGCTTCCGCTAATGTATAGCCTTGATATTTGCATTTATGAGATGCAATTTCTTTTCCTTGTTTGTTATCTATATAACCAAACATTGTAAATGTTCCATCTTGGTGTTTTTCAACACCGCTTGATAAGTATGCTTCTAAGTTCTTTGTTTTCATTTTTTACTCTCCTAAGTAATTTATATATCTCCTATTATGCATATATAAACTAACTTGTACACATTACAGCCAACATTCTTTGTAAACAGATTAGGTGAATGCTCCAGGAATGCGATAATATAGGGGCATAAGGGAATATTAATTAATTACAATTAATTACTAATAAAAATGAATTATGGAACAAAAAACGCTTAAAAAGAGAGGGCGAAAGGCTTTAATTCTTACACAAGATCAAATTAATCAAGTTGAACATTTGGCAGCTCTGAACATGGGAGTCATGGATATTTGCCGATCTCTTGGCATTTCTTGGAGTGCATTCGATAAGAACCGCAAAAAAAAACAAGAAATAAATGACGCGTTAGAGAGAGGAAAAGCAAAAGGATTAACTAGAGCAACTTCTAAACTTATGGAAAAAATAGAGGATGGCGAATTCCAAGCGATCCAGTTCTATCTCAAATCAGCCGACCGCGAGCGCTGGGCAGAAAAAGCTGAAATTTCCCATACTTTAAATTTGAGCGAAATAATCAGCTCCGCCAACGCGCGCATAATCGAACACAAAGGCGAAGCGCTAGCGCACGCGCCCGAAGAGATCGACATAAAACAATTAAACAAGGCTAAGAACTCATGAGAGCTTGCTGTAGGGATTTATTCTTCTCCCTTGTACATTCCTACACACCGAGCGCGCGGAAGCTCACAGCGCTACTCTCCGCGCTTCTCACAGCGCGCTCACTCAATTACAGTCCAGGCGCGCGCTAGGGTGAAAGTTAGTACCTACTATCGCTGTATGACCCCCCCTTGCGTTGAGGGCGCGGGGCAGTGTACATGGAACTCTTGCGATAATTTTTTTTAATTTTTTTTTAAATTTTTTTTATGAAATATAAAGCCGAAGACGAAAAGAGATTGATGACAGAGATATGGTCAGTCAATGTAAAAGACGATCCATTAAACTTTGTTAAGTTTGCTTTCCCTTGGGGAATGAAAGACACCCCCCTCGAAGACTTTAAAGGCCCGCGTAAGTGGCAGGAAAAAATTTTACGAGAAATGACAATCCATATTGCTAGAAATGGCACTAGGGATTTACCAGAGATGTTTAGAATGGCTGTAGCTTCAGGTCGTGGTATTGGTAAATCTGCTTTGGTTGCATGGATTATTCTTTGGATGTTATCCACAAGACTAGGAGCTACCATCATAGTAACCGCTAACACCGAGCAACAGCTTAGAAGTAGAACTTGGGCTGAACTTGGTAAATGGATGACTCTTGCAATTAACTCTCATTGGTTTCAAAAAACCGCAACCACAGTCAAACCAGCACCTTGGTTTCAAGAAGCGCTAGAGCGCGACCTAAAGATTGATACTGGTTATTACTACGCGCAGGCGCAACTATGGAGCGAGGAAAATCCAGATGCCTTTGCGGGTATTCACAGCTCCTACGGAGTTTGTTTAATCATGGATGAGGCATCAGGTATACCTTCGCCCATCTACAGCGTATCCGAGGGTTTCTTCTCTGAACCAACATCCAATCGTTACTGGTTTACTTTCTCCAACCCGCGCCGAAACACAGGCCCATTCTACGATTCCTTTAATAGCAAAAAGCGCTTTTGGCAGAATGTGCAAATCGACTCGCGCACAGTCGAAGGCACTGACCAAAAGCTCTTCCAATCGATGATCGAGCAGTATGGCGAAGATTCTACTGTCGCGCGTGTGGAGGTCATGGGTGAGTTTCCTAGCGCAGACGATGATACTGTCATACCGCTTGACTTAGTGCGCGGTGCGGTAGAACGCGATGTCACGCTCACCGCGAATGAGCCAATCGTTTGGGGTTTGGATGTTGCTAGATTCGGTGGCGATAACAGTGCGCTGTGCGTGCGCCAGGGAAACACTGTCTTAGAAATTAAATCATTTGCCTCCATGGACTTGATGCAACTTTGTGGTGTGGTTAAAAATCGATTCGATGATTGTACTGTCATGGAACGACCCCAAGAAATATTAGTCGATGTGATTGGACTTGGTGCTGGAGTGGTTGATAGGTTGCGTGAGCAGAATTTACCAGTGCGCGGGGTGAATGTAGCAGAAGCTCCAAGTACCAAAAAGAACTATTTGAACTTGCGTGCTGAGTTATGGTTTGCGATTAAGGATTGGCTGGCGCAGCGTGATTGCCGACTTCCTAATGATGATGAGCTTGTATCAGAATTAGCTGCGCCTCTTTATAAATATACTTCGACTGGAAAAATAAAGATAGAGTCAAAAGATGAAATGCGCAAACGCGGAATAAAATCTCCTGACAAAGCAGATGCACTTGCGTTGACCATGGCAAGTTCGGCTGCAAGTTTTAGTGGAAGCGAGAGTTATTTCGGTTATAATTTCAAAAAACCTTTAAAATCTCGAATCATTCGAGTGGGATAGTTTTACATGGCAAAAGATTACGAAGACAAAATGGAAGATGTGGTTAGTGAAGAAACTAGCATGGAGCATCTTGCTGGTGTTATTAAATCAGAGATGGATGATGCAAAAGATTTCATTCATCAAGTGGGTGCAGAGCGAGCAGAATCTACAGAATATTATTTAGGTGAGCAACCACAAGCACAATCTAGTATGCAGTCTGAATTTGTTTCGACTGATGTTAGAGACAGCGTACTCTTTATGCTTCCATCTATCATGCGCACATTCTTTGGTACTAAAAAGATTGTTGAATTTGTACCGCATGGCCCAGAAGATATCCAAGTTGCCGAGCAACAAACCAATTATGTCAATTACATCATTCAAGAAAAGAATCCTGGCTTTCAAGTTTTATACGATGCGTTTAAAGATGCCTTGGTTAGAAAGAGTGGTTTTGTCAAAGTCTTTTGGGATGACTCTATTACTGCATCTACCAGCGAATACACAGACTTAGATCCTGTTTCATATCAAGCCTTGGTGCTTGATCCTAATGTAGAGGTTGTTAAAGAATCTGTCACCATGGAAACGATCACACAAGTAGATCCTTTATCTGGTGAAGAAGTAACACAAGAAATTCCAGCTAAATATGATTTAACGATTCGTAGAATTAAAGCCAAAGATCAAGTGTGTATTGAATCCATACCACCTGAAGAAGTTTTAATTTCACGCAACGCACGCGATCTTGAATCTGCATCTTATGTCGCGCACCGCATGATTAAATCTGTTTCTGATTTAGTTGCTATGGGCTATGAACAAGACGAAATAGAACAATACGCAACCCAAAGCTCAAGCGCGGTTGACCCAGAAGCCTTTGAAGAGGTTGAGGCAAGAAATCCATTTGACAACATGGTATACCCAGACAGAAATGATACGGGTGCGAAAGAGGTTTTATATGTTGAACATTATCTTTTTTATGACTTCGATGGCGATGGCATAGATGAAAGAATTAGAGTTTGTACTGCGGGTGAAGGTGTTAATGTGTTGAATGTAGAACAATGGGATGATTTACCTATTGCTATGTTCTGCCCTGACCCTGAACCACATACTGCAATCGGTTCGTGTCCAGCGGATTATTTAAAGCCTATCCAAGCTGCAAAATCCCAAATTATGCGAGATACCCTTGATTCGCTTGGACACTCTATCTTTCCTCGTATGGCTGTTGTTGAAGGTCAAGTCAATATTGACGATGTACTCAATACTGATATCGGACAGCCCATTCGAGTTCGCGCCCCTGGGATGATTCAACCCTTTACAGTACCCTTCGCTGGTAAAGAGGCTTTCCCTGTTCTTGGATACCTCGATGAAGCAAAAGAGAATAGGACTGGTGTGTCTAAAGCCTCTGCTGGCTTAAATGCAGATGCTTTGCAATCAAGCACCAGTGCAGCCGTATCCGCTACCATGTCAGGAGCGCAAGGCCGAATAGAAATTATTTGTAGACATTTTGCAGAGGGTGGACTTAAACAACTGTTTAAAGTTACTAACAACTTAATTATCAAACATCAAAATGCACAGGATGTCTTTAGACTTGAAGGTCAATTTATTCCTGTTGATCCTAGATACTGGGAATCAGATAAAGACATGGTGGTTAATGTAGCTATCTCTAAATCTTCTGACGATGAGAAGTTTGGTATATTGGGAATGTTGGCACAAGCAGAAGCCATGAAAGCACAAAACCAAGCACAAAAAGCTATCATTGATGCTGAGACTGATCGTATGAAGATCATTATGGACGATGATAGAAGCAGAGATGAAACTGAAGCACAGATTAGACTTAAAGCAGCAGAATTAACTGCTAAATATGGCGCACAAGTTAATATTGCAGAGATAAATGCTATCATGGAGCGTGACAGAGAAAACATTAGGCAAACTGCAAAAGATCAAGCTCAAGGACTATTTACTGGCAATGGCAATCAAACTATATAACCTAGAAGTGTTAGTTGACGATCTAGTTTATGTCGGTAGTGATATTAGAGCCAAAAGCCAAGAAGATGCAGTTAGAATACTTGGTATTATCTCTGGTGGTGAAGTAACCGAGGATTCAGAAGTATTAAGCTGTGAGGAGAAAACTTTACACTAATGGCTATTACATACAGAGGCGAAAGGTTTAGCGGTTATAACAAACCTAAAAGAACGCCTGGTAAAAATAAAAAGTTTGCAGTTTTAGCCAAAGTTGGTGACACCATCAAACTTATACGCTTTGGTGATCCCAACATGACAATCAAAAAAAGCAATCCAGCTAGAAGAAAATCTTTTCGTGCTAGGCATAGATGCGACACTAATCCGCCTAGTAAATTAACCGCAAGATATTGGTCTTGCAAAATGTGGTAAGGAGATAGGTATGTCACTATATGATAATATAAACAAACGGAAAAAAGCTGGAACAAGTAGAAGCAAAAAAAAATCTACTATTAGTTCAAGAGCATATGCCAATATGAAAGCTGGTTTTCCTAAAAAGAAAAATAAAAAATAACGGAGATAATTATGCCAAAAGTAGGAAAACAAAAATTCAACTATACAAAAACTGGTATAAAAAAAGCAAAAGCTGCTGCTAAGAAAAGCAATAAAAAAGTTTCTTATAAGAAAAAATAAATGCGACCATCCTCGGCAAAAGCCAAGGGTAGAAAACTACAGCAATGGGTTGTTGATAAACTCGTTGCTTTGCTTGGTTTTGATCCCGAAGATTTAGAATCAAGACCTATGGGATCTTCTGGTGAAGATGTCATTATGGGCGTTCAATCACGCAAACAATTTCCCTACTCAATCGAGTGCAAAAACCAACAAGCAGTTAATGTGTGGAAGGCTTATGAACAGTCTTGTACAAACTGTAAAGATTACGAACCTTTGGTTATAATAAAGAGAAACAATACCAAACCATTGGCATTAGTCGATGCAGAGTATTTTATTAAACTTCATAGCAAGGAATTAAAAGATGTCGATGGATGAAATATGGGATTATAAAGGTTGGTTTTGGGATGATGTAAATAAACGAATGTATCGTTGGCACGAATTAGAATTACTCTTGAAAGAGAGGGAGCTAAAAAAGAAAAATGAAACTAAGCAAAATTAAAAACATAGTAAGCAGTCTTGCTCCAACACTTGGTGCAGCTATAGGTGGGCCATTGGGTGGACAAGCTGGTCAAATACTTTCTCAAGTATTGGGGGTTAAAAATTCTCCAGTAGAACTAGAAAAAGCTATTAACAATCTAACAGCCGAACAAATGATGGAATTAAAAAAGGCTGAGAAAGATTTTCAATTAAAAATGAAACAATATGAAATAGATATTTATTCTCTTGAAACACAAGACACACAACACGCTAGAGAAAAGTTTAGTAGCGATTGGACTCCTAAGTTCTTGGGTTCATTAACTGTTGTTGGTTTTATTGGTTATATATTTATGATTACTGCATATCCTATCGATGATGCCTCAGATGATATTGTTATGTTGATTCTTGGCTACCTGTCAGGTATAGCATCAGCAGTTATATCTTTTTACTTTGGATCAAGTAATAAGGATAGAAAATGAGTGCATGGAAAAACTTTAGACTAGAAGAGTTTGCTTGCAAGCATTGCGGTGAAAATAAGATTGAATATGAGTTGGTAGATAAGCTACAATCTCTTCGAGAGGACTTAGGTTTTCCTTTTATTATTTCATCAGGATATCGTTGTAAAGAACATCCGATAGAAGCAAGAAAAAGTAAACCTGGTACTCATGCTGAAGGTATAGCTGTTGATATAGCTTGCAGTCATAAACAAGCATTACAAATAGTATCTGTGGCAGAGGGTTACGGATTTACAGGATTAGGAGTTAATCAAAAAGGCGATGGAAGATTTATACACCTCGATATCGGCAAGGCTGAAGCTGGTCGTCCAAGGCCTCATATATGGAGCTATTGAGTTGTGATGGATGATATAGAATTTATTTTCGATATTATTATTCCATTGGTTGTTATTCCAATTTTTTACTTTATTAAAAGTCATGGCTCAGAATTGCAAAGACAAAACATTTTAATTAATAAAACTCGTGAAGAACTTGCAAAAGAATATGTAAGCAAAAAAGACTTTGGTATTGAGTTAGAAAGAATTTTCGACAAATTAGACAAACTTGATGCTAAAATAGATAAACTAATAACTGAATAATATGGCAGAAAATTACGTTCCAACACCTGAAGACATTCAACGCTTACTCCAAGAGATGGGCGGTTTAAATTTAGCTGGTCAACAAGTACCAGACGGATCATACGGATTTTACTCTCCAGACTTTTCGTATGGAAGTTACAAAATGCCATATGAAG